ATGGGACTTCTGCTTTCACACAGTTGTTCATGATATCACCAATCTGATTGGCTTCTTTCTCATCATCGACAGAGGCTGCTATCTCATCGTGCACCTGCAGCTGGAGGTAATGTCCTTCGGCGTCGAGGTCGACGATAGCCTGCTTGGCCTGGTCCGCAGAGCTACCCTGGATGATACGGTTCAGGGCCTTGTGGGTGAATTTGTAACCACCGCCCTGGTCGACTTCAAAGTGAAGCTGCCTACCGAGGATGGTCTTGACCTCACCCTTGTTGTTTGCTCTTTCGGTTGCCATCTTGGCCAGCGCCTTGATGTGAGGCGCACGGTTGTCGAACTGGTCGAGTATCTTCTGACCCTCGACGCCAGCGGCCCTCCACTTGAAGACGTTGGTGACGTTAGGGTTCTCGCTCAACCATGCCTGCGCGGCAGACTCAGTTTCAAAGTATTCCTGCTGACGCTGCCCCTCATGCCGGAAGGCGACTGCTATCCTCGTGGGCAGCCCCAGGTCTTCAGATAGCTTGCCACCTCCTTCCCCGTAGCACAAGCCCAGGAAGACTGCCTTGGCTGGCTTGCGGGGGAGGCCGGTCAACTCGGCCATCATGGCGTGAGAGTCCGTGTCTGGGTTGTTGCGGTAGGCATCCCTGGCCTTGATTGCAGACTCACGGATGTTGGCACGTTTGAACTTGGTGAGCGAGGCGAAGTGGGTGGTCCAGCGAGGCTCCTGCTGGCTGTAGTCGGCGCTGCACCACAGCTTACCAGGCTCGGGTAGGTAAATGCTCCTCCACTCCTTCGCGAACTCGTCTCGGGACGGTTGCTGCTGCAGGTTAGGGTCGGTGCAGGACAGTCGGCCATACCGGGCACCCTTCTGGTCCCCACCTTCGGTCTCTCGCGCCATCTGTTGGAAGGTGCAGTGGATACGACCCCCGGTCATATAGCGGAGCACAGAGGAGACGAAGGTCGTGCGCAGCTTGTTCACCTTGCGCGCCTGCTTCAGAGCATCGGCCACGGGATGATTGACGTTGTCCAGTATGTCCTTGGTGATTGAGTCCAGCCCCTGGGCTGTCTTCGGAACTTCGATCCCCAATCGTTTCAGTGGCTCTGCCATGGCCTCTGATTTCCAGACGTTACCAACACCAACATCGTAGCTGGTCTCATCCTTCACAAACTGGAGCAGCTTGGTCTCTTGGTCCAGGCTCCACTTGTCTATCTTTTCCATGCGGTCGACATCGACCAGCACACCCCGGCGTCGCATCTTCACGAGCACAGGGAGCACCTTTGACTCTAGGTCGTAGATCTTCCGCAGACCACGTGAGTCGATCAGTCGCTCCTGCCGCTCTATGATCTCGAGAGGGGAGTTAACGTCGCCTTCAGCGTAGGCACCAACGTATCGTGCTGGCAGCCTCCACAGCCCACCCTTCGGGTCTACACCATAGCTCCTCGCAGCCTCACGGAGCAGGGTTTCGTCCTTGGCGTGAATACCATACCGCTCACCGATGTTCTTCAGCGAGAAGCTCGGGTGGAGTTCGTAGAGCAGAGGGTCTGCCATCTGGATGTCGCGGAAGTATTCCACCTCACGGAACACCGCGCCTTCCTCAGCCAGGTAGTCCAGGTCATAGCTCAGGTTCGCCCCGATGACCTCACCCTTAAACTTCTTGATTTGAGTGCGCATATAACTCAGCGCCTGAGTTTCATCCACGTTGTCGCCGTTCTCGTGGCGGAACGGAACATAGAAGGCTGGCCCTCCCTTCAGCTTGACCGAGTAGCCAATCATGTAGCAACCAGGCCGACGCACCCCTATGCCCATCTCACGCACCTGCTCGTCTCGAGTTTCAACGTCGATGACGAGGCGGTCGGTACGGTTCCAGTCAGAGGGGAGGTCCGCCATGTTGGGTGGCTGCCATGCACTCTCCGGAGGGAAGAGTGGTAGCTGCGTCTTGCCTGGTTTCTTTTTGGCCATCAGGCTTCCTTGCGCCGAACAAACTCCTCGGCGCTATCGATCACCAACTCGAAGTGAGAAAGAAGCCGACCGTCTGGCGGGGACATTGTGAACAGGGCGACCAGGAGGTCTGGAGTTGCAGCCTTATCCCAGGGAGCAGCTTCGGCAACCATGGGGGCAATGTCGTCCCACACCCACTCTCGCAGCATAGTCGACTGCGACTCAGGTATCTCACAGCAATCACGAAGACCGCCGAGTTCCAACCACTTCTCAAAGAAGTGCTTGGCCTTCCGAGCATCCTGCACAGGAGTGCCCTTCAACGGCCACCGGCTCAGGTACTTGGTTGCGCAGCCCAGTAAGTAGTCGAGCTTGTAGATGTGGACGAGATCCCAGTGTTGGACCGCGCCGGTCTTTTTATAGTGGTCGCCACCCACCTGCATTTCATTAGCTGACATTACATTGGCTCCGGTGTCAAGATCTTGCGGGTAATATCGATGCCTTCATCAATGCTATAAGCACGGAAGTCCAGCATATCTTCGACCATTGCATGCTCATGGATATTACCCTCTTCCATGACCATTACGATCGGGATCCTCATAGCGTCGGCCCACCCCAACTCGATCATGCTGCCGACCGAGATCTTCTCAGTACCCAGGAGGTTACAGAAGATCAGGTCCGACTTCATCGTGTCGTAGCGGTCCCTGGCAGTGATGCCCTTGGGGCAGGACATCGGGTCGTCCGGGTAGCCACCCATCCGGTGCATACTCTCCTGGGCATCCTTACCGAACTGCTCCTTCATCTTGTGCCGCATGGGCGACCATCCGATGATGCCGTTCCGTTTGAGCTCACGGTACACGTGACGACGCCAGCCGTACTTGGTCTCATCGAACGTGGTGCCGGTTATCGGCCCACAAAGATATACGTTAGTCATATTTCACTCCATCGTCTTCGGCTTTGCGTCTCGCAATAGCCCTTCTGCCTATCCATTCAGCGCAGGCCCTCCGCCAATCGGTCGCCTTGCACTGCCCCAGCTTCGCAAGAGCGCCTTCGTAATCCTTGTTGACGTAGTAGGCATATGCATCCCACATCGGCACAGCCACTCGTTTGAAGAACTTGTGCCGGAAGCCCGGTGTTGGCCCTCGGCCTAGGAACATCTCGAGATCCTGGTCCCATGATTCCCTCTGCTGGCTCCGGCTGTAGCTGACCATCGGGAATGGCTCCACCTCAGCATTGTTGTAGGGGGATTGAGTTGGCCCCCTGTAGGGATCGTCTGCCATCTTGGCCAGATCCTTGAGCGGCTCATAAGTATTGAGGTAGGCATGCATGTTCGTGCTGATCTGATGGTAGGTGCCGGGCACCAGCCTCAGCCAGCTTGCCACATACTCGTGGAGCATGGTCATGTGCACGACGTTCGCGCCCACGGCTCCCCAAATGATGTCGTTCGACCTGTTGAACACGGTCATGTCGAGCCGGTTGCCCATGTTGACTGTGAAGGTGATGGCCAGGTTGCAGGGGAAGTCTTTGCCCTGACGCCCAAGGTCGGTCCTTGGGTCCCACATCTGCAAGACGACGCGCCGGTCCGCAGGGTTCTTGAGAAGGGCTGCAATGCACTCGTCCAGTTGGTCCCTTTCGAAGTGATGTCTCCAACGGTAGCCATAGGCTCCATGGAAAGTGAGGCCATCGTCAGAGTAGTTGGCGATGTTCCTAGAGAACTGCGATACGAAGTCCACGTCGTTCTTTCCACCGAGCATCCACAGTGCCTCAAAGAAATGGAAGAAGGGGTTGGCGTCCCTCTCGGCCCAGAAGAGCACCCGCTCTGTTGGTTCACGATAGACAAGCGCCACCGGACCTGGGAACACCTTCACTGGCCCATTGCGAGTTTCCTGGTGGTCGGAGTTCTGCCCCAAGGCATCAAGAACATTGGGCAGCATGGTGTGGGCGTTACGGCTTTCAATCACTTTCATTTGTTCTCTCCAATACAGCATACGAGAATATGTCACCGTTCTCCTTCAGCTTGACATCCTCGTAGGGTCCAGTGAGTCGACGGTATAGCTCCAATTGTACGCAAGTGAGTACTCCTAGCACCTCATTATGGGTGGTGTAGCTCTCACCTTTGCGCTGTATATATTCCCCGACCAGGCTCGATATGACATAGTTCAATTCGCCTGGGGTTTCGGGATCACACCCGGCGCTCATCGACTTCCGGGCAGCTTTCTTGATGTATGGCATCGTTCTCTCCTGTTGGTATCAATTGAGCCACAAGATATGGCCCAGTAATTCCTATCTTCCTGAAGCGAGCAGCGAGCACCGGGCTGATGAGTAAGCCATTGCCATCGTTCAGGGAGCGAAAGCTATCCAGAAATGCCTGGATATACTCCGGTGGCGGATCAGCCCTTAAAACCTCGCTTGAGTCGCTGGCCATCATGGCCTCTTCTCCATTTATCATATTCGCAGGCCCAATGCTGCACGGTGCACAACTCCCAGGGAGCGTAGTCGGCAGGCCACAGCTTGGTGTCCGACGCCATGTCCAGGATCTCGGCCATGCGCGCCATCATGAGCACCTGGTCTTTCTGGCCGTTGTAGTTGAAGACCTCCGGCTCGTCGTGGTCTATCCAGGACAGACCTCGCGCCGCCCCTGGGCCAGCACAGGTCCAGGTCATCTTGTCCTCGGCATCCTCCAACAGGTGAGTGTAGCGCAGGTCACAGACGACTTGGTAGGCCATGAACGGCCCCATGTGGGGGAATTGCTTCAGCCAAGCATGCACCTCCTCGAGGCTCCTGCTCGAGCGGCAGAGGTCGGCCCCCTGCTGCCACTTCTTGGTCACGTTCCCGATCGCCCAGAGGACGCCGTCGATCTTGGTCATCCCGGTGGGCGACTGGATCACGTAGGCTGAACCAAAGTGCGGAGCCGGAGCAGCTTGTAGCTTGGCACGTGCTGCCTCGATATCGAACGGGTCGAGCAGTTCCGGCAGCAGAAGCTCGGCTGTTTCAATCTTGTTGAACCAGCGATAGACGTAGGTTGAGATCATCAGACGATCGTCGCCAGCCAGGGGCCACCGAACATTATCGTTGAGCCACCTGGTCACCTTGTCGTCCTCACGATGGACGTTACAGAAGCGGAAGTTGGAGAGCACATAGTCCTTAGACCAGGGCCACGGTTCACCGGCCTCCCTCTTCTCGCCCATGAGAGTCCGCTCACGAGCCAACCAGAAGAAGTCTTTAAGGTTTCGGTCCATTGCGTCGGCTCCTTATGTGCTCGGCATCAATACGCTTCATGAGCTTCCGGAACAGTTTGTTCTTCTGCGTCTGCGTAATGATCCGGCGGATTGCTAGACGGGAGATAGCTCTTGCATCCTCGTCTAGATGGGCGGCGGCCTGGGGATCCAGATGCGGCAGCTGCTCGATGAGAGGCTTGGCCATCATACCAAGCTGAATGGTTTGGTTTGCCGGGAGAGGTTGGGGTGTCATCAAGTTCTCCTTCCGACGCGGTCACTGTATGTGTCCGGCAACTCGTCCAGGACGTCAGTCTGTGGAGCATCTACCAGCTTAATGGACAAGATGGTGTAGCCTTTGGCCAACACAGCTGACGAGAATGCACAGGGAGTGCGGTAGTCGGTCATGTAAGTGATCTCAACCTCTACCTCATCGCCGGTATATTCGCCGGTGAATGGATCGTACTCCTGGAGGATGAGATGCTGCCCAACCTCCAATTCTCTGTCTAACAGACTGCGCAGATCGTGGGTCTTCTTACCAGCCACGATTGCCTGGAAGAACTCAGGCCATGATTTCAGTTTATGCATCGTCAATCTCCAATAGTTCTAGGGCGCGAGCTACTGTGCCATCCCGGTCGTGCCATTCTGCCGGCACCCCGGCCTCGCCTATCTTCTCCATGGCGATCTCGACCGCCCTGGCCTTGGCGATAGTATTACGCTCTTTGACTGGCGGCTTGTCTGGGTTTTTGGCCCACCGCCGCTCATTTATGCTCGCGATACAGACCTCGACCGGAGTGTTAAGCGCCAGCACGTGTAGGGGATAGCCATCCTTGGCCAGTTTAATGGGGCGAGCACTCTCGCCTGAGATGAGCAGCCCCTCATAGAGCACATCCATTCCGGCGTCATGACTGGCACGAACGGCATCGTAGATCTCCTCATAAGAGCCGATGGTATCACAACCACCGCACGGTGTTTCATAGTGACCGACCACAGCCACCGGCCTATCCCTCCCTGGGCGACGTAGGATATACCCAAAGGGCTGACGCCGCTTCTCCTTCATCACCCGCAATCGCTCGGGGAAATGCTCCATGATCTTCCGGAACACGGTCGACTTCCCGGTGCCGGAGGTTCCTCGCACATTGATAATCATTCACTCCACTCCATTGTATAACCCTCGCCCTTGAGAGCTTCAGTTGATACGATCACAAAGTCGTGCCGTACATAGAATTTGACGGCCTCAGTGTTCGCCTTGGCCACGTTCAGTCGGATGAGGCTACGTGGGCTGGTGTCTTTCATATGGTGCATCAGGTGAGCCCCGACCTTAGAGCTACGATACTCTGGCAACACCGTGATGAAATACAGCATAGTCTCCTTGTCACCGCGCACCTTCTGTCGAACACAATAGAAGCCCAGGGGTGTAGATGGATTGTCCTCGTCGTAGGCGGCGCAAATCCAACCCTTCTCATATGCAGCATCGCTGCTGAACATCATTGTGTTGGAGAAGTGGGTGGTGTAGGGGCTGGTCTTGGCAATCTTGACCAGTTGTGGGTGCAGCGACTTGTGTGCTGGTCCGACCTGTATCATTTCAAATACTCCTTGACTTCCTCGAGTGTCGCCGCCCGACCGTAGACATCCATCACGTAGACGAAGCAGTCAATCGGGATCGTGAAGTAGAGCCACGGCGGCTTGCCATGCTTGTCCATTGCTTCGTCGAATTGCTCCGGCGTAGAACACACCACCGCCTCATAGTCGTACAATACAGGTGGCAGTAATCTCTCCAGACAGGACCGAACGTAGTTCGGATCCTCCGAAGCCATTATGATAGTCTGTTTGTCAGCCATGATGCACTCCATCCCGCTCCAATTGTGCCGTTCTTGGCACCGCCAGTGGCAATCCACACGTCCTTCATTACTTGCTCGACCACCGCATGCTTGACGCCCTTAACATACGGTCGTATTCCATAGAGAGTTTGCCAGCCATCGTCTTGCGAACCGACTGCAGCAAGGCATCGATCTTTGCTGACTCGCTCTCGCTCTGGGCTCCAATTCTCGGGCTTAATTGATGTACCGTCTCCCACCCATAGACCATCACCTCTGTTGAAGGCGACGAGTTGTCGATAGGGTGCCCAGGGGCGGACGAACGGCTGGGTGGTCGCTGTCTTAGGACGAAGGAACGCTGCACCGGCTCGTCCTTCAAGATAGTTATAGTTGGCCAGGGTCTTGGTCCATACGCCTGCTGCGACGATAATATGCCTTCCCTGAACGACGCTACCATCTTTGAGTCCCACTTCTCCAGATCTGATGCTGACAACAGTGCCATCGGTGATCCCCTTATTTAGGATAGACGCCGGGTCGCACCAGTGGACCGTGGCGGTCAGGCCGCTTACTTTGAACTGGATGTCTTGGACACCATATAAACTGTCCAGGAGTTCTAAGGATGGCTCGTAAATCTCCTTGCCTAGACCGCTGAACCAGCTTGGCTTCATTAGGCATGCTGCCGGAAGAGAACCGGCTCCCTCCTTGTGTGCGTCGATGATGCATACGTCTCTCCCTTCTGCTCTCATAGCTGCGCCAATGATGGACCCAAAGAGGCCACCGCCCACGATTACTGTATCGTACACCATCAGCTTGGTCCCGGCAGTGCATCATCCAAGACTTTGGCGGCCTGCTTCTTCCTGATCTTTTCGAGGATCGCTGGTCTGTTGATCCTCACCAACTCATATTCAGCATTGTGTTGGAGATCTATGTGAGCCGCAGAACATAACGCGGCCAGTGTTACCATGACACCACCCACTTCCTGGACTGGCTCACCTCTCTTGCGATTGAACACATAGTCCACAAGCTGGTGTGCCTCCTCTTGCGTACAATCGAGGCTTTGGACTAGCTCCAGGGCCTCCTCGAGGAAGCGGTGGTTGCGCTCCCTACGGTTGGCGGCGACCTCGGCTCCAAAGGCTTCTCTAACCCAATCGAGAACTCTGTCCTGATACTTTCTCATCTTCATGTTGCGTTCCTTTATCGTGTTTCGCCGATTGATAGATGTCCCACTTATTCCAGTGGATGGCGCTTTCGCGACCAGTCGACTTCTCCATCCAGAAGAAGTACATACCATCTGCATCTAGCATCAGCGCATAGCCATCTGGCATCTTCTGGATGCCGAGGCTATGGCTGACATCGTCGCATCCGCACTCCAAATAGTACCTATAGTCGTCCGGGTGCGGCATTGTTAGGCGACCCTTCTGAAGCGTTTACGCTTGTCCTCCTTGACCCCTGCAATACTGTTTTCTCGGTCCTGGCATCGAGCAACCACCTTGGGGTCCCACAAGCGTTCCAACTCATCCTTGGCACAACGGTCCAGTTCCAGTCCGTAATTGCCTGCAACAGCGGACAAAGTCACAAGCGTGGCACCAACAGCTTGGTTCGGCATCATGATAGCATCATGCTTGGCTTTGTCAATCATTAGATCAAGCTCGGCTGGTGTCACCCCAACGGCTCGAGCAATTTGGATGGCCCTATGGATAAAATGTTCCACACGATCAAGCCGCGTAAACGAGGACGGGATACTGATAGCTCTCTGATACCATTCCAGAGATCTTGACTGCAATTTACGTAATTTCATTTCAGTTCTCCTTGATGAGCCAAGAGTGGCTCGTTGCAAAATTAGTGTAGCGGCTTAGAAATTGGTTTTACCTCACCAACTGCCGCGCCGAGCACCTGACGTTGGAACATCGCGAACCTGAGATGCCCCAGGGCCATCAGACGTTCAGCCGGTGAGCAGGCATTCCAGTCGTCGGCCATAGCGCCCTTCGGTCCTCCCGACGCCTTGTCGAAGTCTTCGTTGATGTTCATATCACACATCTCTTCCTCGAACCCATACTTCTCTGGGTACATGGTGATGTCACAGATACGGAAGGCCAACTGGATAGCCTGTTTGCTCATCGCTATCTCTTCATCTGTGTTCATCCCAAGCTGCGCGAGGTGTTTCAGAACGCAATTGTCACACATGGTCTGTTTCTCCCTTTGGGAATGCAGACAAGAACGCACTGACGAGCGGGGCTGTCTCTTCCCACTCTTGGAGCGCATGTCTGATTTCGTCGAGGTCATTGTTAAGTGGATAGTGCCCGTTCATGTGGGACTTCCACTTGCAGAGTACAGTTTCGACTTCCTGTAGTCCGACTGGTCGATCACCCAGAGGGGGAGCCTTGGTGTCTGCAAAATGGTTGCAGAGGTATTCCACCACCTCATGAATGGCGGCATGCTCGTCCTTCAGCACGGCGTTCTCTGGAATGCCTGCCTTCTGCCGGTAGAGCATCAGCGCCGCCTTGTATGGATCCTTGAACATGAACACCGCCGCCTCGTCAAAGTCGATGGAGGCTATGGCCAGACGGTCGAGCATATCAGCCACCTTGAAGCCAATCCAGGGTCCGAAGAGGGCATGCTTCTCCGCTACCTTCGTCACGGTCGCGAACTTGAGCCGTGCTGACTTTGTGGAGTTCTCAATCGTCTGAGCCTGCGTTACAATAGCGCGTGGCATGCTGCCTGGTGCGTCGGCATACAAGCGCATGAGATCGTTGAGACAATTGATGGCCTGCTGACCACGACAATGTCTTCGTTCCTTGGCTCGAGGCCATCGTCCGCCGAGCGGGGATGGGGTTTCATTGTAGGCCGCCGCAGTCATCGCTTCCCAGAAGCCTGAGTTGCTCTTGGAGGCCGCGAAACAGGCAAAGGGTGCACTGTAGAACATCCAGTATGCCATCAGCCATTTACCGAGCCGGTCTGGCTCGAGTTGGAGATTGTGAAGCGCGACGTAGATCGGGTCGAGGTCATTGGTGGCAAGCAAATGCGCACCAAATTCCTCGACCGACAGGCGCTCGTACGAACGTCCTGCCATGACTACGCCTTCCGGTTGCTGATCAACTTGATCTTGGAGAACGGATCCTCCTTGTTGACGTGCTGCATCGAGTGGTTTGCGTAATAGTGAATATGACGCAGACCCTCGTATGCCCGGATGGTGACATGCTTCCGGCATTCGGCAGTCTTCTTGATGATGCCGAGTTCGATCCGGTCCTCGTCGAACTTCTCAACGATCTTGACCGCATCATCGAAAGTGATGCCTTCACGCAAGCCAGTGATCAGGCGCTCACGAAGAACAGGCCGCTGTGGCGTCTCCTTCGTGATAGGCTTCCGGTCACCAACGGCGATAAAGTTAAAGAACATACCGCGACGTGTGCGGGTTTTCTTCTCACCTGCGGCCTTCTTGGCCTTCGGCTTCGGCTGCATGGAAGTGACAACCGGGCCTTTCTTGGCCTTACCGTTCGTGCCATGCACTGCGGCGATGGTCCGCTTGATCGCAGTCTCCTTGTCGGAGAACTTCTTCACAGGCTTGTCAGCCCATTTGTTATGAAGCTCAACGAGGTTCGGGCCGCTCATATTGCGGATCACTGCCTCGGGCAGTCGCTCTTGGGTTCCCATGGGGTGCTCCTCATAATGGGGTTAATTAACAGTGGCCCCACTATGCGCCTGGAGAAAATACTGAGCAACAGTTTAGCTCTCAGTATTTAGGTTATAGTTAACCACACTCCCGGCGACCAGTCAATGGATCGATGAAGCAGGCTTGACCTTCCTCTTCACCCAGGGAGAGAGCCTCTGGCTGGGCCTTCGGTTCCTCCTCGTCCAGTGAATTGAGGATACCCTCGCGCTTGCATCCCTTGCGGTAGGTCGTGCAGCCCTTGGCTCCCTGCCTCCATGCCTCGACATAGACATCCTTGAAGTCATCAAAGTCAATGTCTTCTGGAACATTACAGGTCTTGGAGACGGCACTGTCGATCCACTTCTGAGCCGCAGCCAGGACAGCAACATGTTCCTGGACTGTTACCCGAGCAGCAGTCTTCCCCTTGATGCCGAACTCACGATAACCGTAGTCGGTCACCACTTCGGTCTCGGTGGAGTCAAAGCCCTTGATGGTCCGCTCAAAGCTCAGGGCGAACACCGGCTCAACTCCAGACGATACGTTGTCTGCGGTCAGGCTAATGGTTCCCGTCGGAGCGATCGAGGTCAGGTGGCTATTCCGGATGCCATACTTGCGGATGTCATCACGGACAGACTGAGGCAGCATCCGGCCAGCCCACGTGTTGGGAGCCAGGTACTTGTCGGCGTCGAACAGAGGGAATGCACCCTTCTCCTTGGCCAATTCGATAGATGCCTTGTAGCACTCTATGGCGATCAGGGAGAGCACCTGCTCCTCCAGGGCCACAAACTCCGGCGAGCCGTAGGTAGGGCCGCCGAGGACAGCCTCGAGTGCGTTGGCGAGGCCGGTGACTCCAATACCAAGGCGACGCTTGGACTTGGCCTCCTCCTCCTGCTCGTGCATCGGGTAGATGGTCCGGTCGATTACGTTATCCATGGCGCGGACGAACGTGTGTACGTCCCTTGCGATGGCAGCATAGTCGAGTTCGAGGGACGGGATGGTCACACCATCTTCAGCAATCTTGCGGATCATCGTCGTTCTGGGCTTGACATACTTGACCAGGTTCACAGAACCCAGGAGGCAGGCACCGTATGGGGGAAGCGGCTGTTCACCGCATGGGTTGGTTGCAGCAATCGTCTCACAGTAGTGGAGATTGTTGTAGCCATTGATCTTGTCGATAAACAGAACACCCGGCTCGGCCCAGTCATAGGTCGACCGCATGATCATGTCCCACAGGTTCGTGGCCCGGACGGTAGAGTAGACCTCACCGCCCCACTTCAGGTCGAAGTCGGTGTCGTTGATTACCGCTTCCATGAACTCGTCGGTGAGAGCAATACTGACGTTGAACTGAGTCAACTCGGTACGGTTCTGCTTGGCGTGGATGAACTCTTCGATGTCGGGGTGGTCCACTCTGAGGACGCCCATCTGAGCGCCGCGTCGGTGACCGGCTGACTGGACTGTGCTGCATACCGCATCGAAGATGCCCATGAACTTGACAGGTCCAGATGATTTGGATCCAAGTTTCTTGATAATAGCTCCCTTGGGCCGGAGCGTTGAGAAGTCGTAACCAATACCGCCGCCCATCCTCATGGTTTGGGCAGCCTCGGTCGCTCGTCCCATAATCGAGCCATGGCCGGTCACAAAGCTATCGGCGATGGTCCCAGAGACGAAGCAGTTGAAGGCGGTGACTTGGCGGAGTGCACCGATACCAGCCTGGATACGTCCAGCAGGCATACACTTCTGGTGCAGGAAGAGATCCCTGAGAGCATAGTAGTGATCTTTGCCATCAGACAGGACGTTTGCGATCCGGTTGCATCCCTCCCTAAAGCTCTCACCGGGAAGCCGGTATTTCTCTTTATGCTTCTCGACTGATATAGGTAGGGATGGTCCAGGTTCTTTCATTTTTATTCTCCATTTCTTTAATCACATAGCTGGCATACGCCTTGCAGCCCGGAGTTCTTGAATCCGGCCATGGGGCGTATAAGCGGGAAGGCGCAACAATAGTATGCAGCGCCGGGTCGTGTACGATATCTCCATTTTTGGCTAGAACGGCATGTATTTGATCGCCCATAGCAGCAACGGTGATGGTGAGTATATCGGGCAGCCATTCGCACTGCCAACTCTGAAATGTTTCATGATCAATGTCTACCCCAATTAGATAATAGGCCCCTAACTCGAGGCCATATTTCTCTTGGAGGTAGAGGTTCGTGGCAAGGATGGCCTGGTTGTAGACATCTTCATCGTCGTTGAAGAGCGAGTAGAAATGTGGTATCTTCTCAGGCGGTACTCCAACCACGTTCGCCACACATGTGCGAAAGCAGTCGCCGAGTTGGTCGTAGTATCCCGGTGTTCCTTTGAGATGCAGCTGCTGGCTAAAAGTTTTGTTGAATATAGTTCTCAAGCCTGTCGCAGGCTCCACGGCACCGAGCAATGGCATCTTGTAGCGTCCTTCTTGTAACTCGTTTTCTTATGAGAGCCATGACAACTTCCCCAGCGGACTTGGTTACGTCCTTATGGAAGTTGTCGATCTCGATTTCTGTGTCACTTTTGGTAGGCATGATTTACTCCATCATTCCCCAACCGCAGGTCTTCACTCGACAGCCGCAGTGGATATGGTTCCGAGGTCCATTTATGGTGATCGTTACCGTATCCCCTCCACCGCAAACTGGACAATTGGCCGTGGCTATTCTGAGACCGTGCCTGAGCATCTTCTGTTTCCACTTATGGACCTGGTTGATCTGCTCAACCGCGCGGTCCATGAAACTGAGGTCGGGCTGCTCTTGCATCAGAACAACCAGACCTTGGCGAGAGTTGCAATGCCAAACCCGGCCAGCAACACTGCTCCAACGAAGATAGCCAGCACAGCCAATATCGCGCGGCCTTGTCTCTTTTCTGCTTCGGTTTGCATCACCTGTTCCTTTTCACTAGGGTTATCTTGTTGGCCGCTCTCGTGAGAACGGTGTACTTCCACTTCCACTTGTCTCGACGGAACACGCTGCTCTCGTCGACCGCAACAACGTCCTGCCACTGGCTCCCCTGGGATTTATGCCCGGTGATACAGTGACCATAGTCCATCTCGGTCTGGGTTCGCCGGTCCCAATAGCTCATCTCCTCGTAAGGGTGGCTGAGCAACTTGCTGTGGATCTGGACATCCTTCTCGTTGTACTCGTCATCCCACACGGTCATGTGGATGCTCTCTTCTCCAACGAAGGTTATCTTTTTGGTGGTGAACATGGCACCGTTAATGACATCCGCCTCCTTGTCGTTCCGAAGGGCGATCATTTTCTCCTCCGGCACCGGGACGAAGCTGTCTGGACCATAGAGCAGGTGCCTGATGCGCCGGTTCCACTTATGACGGAGAGCGTTGGTGCCGCAGATATTCTGGTCAGCGGCGGCAATCGTACCAAAGTCCAGGTCTTTCATATCGATGTAGCGGGAGTCTCCATAATTACCCAGAGGGATTTCCTCTTGGTTGCGGGTCTTGGTTGCCATCCAGATGATAGGGTTGTCCTCGGCCTGCCTGTGGACCTCAGTGAGGAGCACGTCTGGCGGGTTATCGCCCTCGGTGAAGAAGCCGTTGCCCTCGACCGGGGGAAGCTGTGCCGGGTCGCCCATGACCAGCAGTGGGACACCAGCGTCGATAAGAGCCTGACCCAATTCGTTGTTGATCATGCTGCACTCGTCTACGATGCCCAGGGCGCAGGACGAGAGGTCGTTGTGTTCCTTGTACGTGAAGCTCGGCTTAGAGACCACCTTCCGCTGCACTTCGAGCATGGTGTATAGGTCGCAGAGGCGGTCGTTGGCCTCGACCCGAGCCATTAACTCTTCCTCGGTCTTGCTGTCGCCCTTGTACTCCTCGATAAGCTCCTTGCGGAGGTGTACAATCTGATCTTCGAGTTCCTTCAGGGCGTTGCGGTCCGGCTCCTGTGGATTGAACAGGGCGCTATGTATGGTGGAGACAGGAGCACAGCCCTTGTCCATGAGAACCTTACAAGCCTTGCCGGTGAAGGCCAGGAAGAGAACCTTGCCATCTATCTCCTCGGCGAAGTGCTGAGCCAGGGTAGTCTTACCTGTGCCAGCGTATCCAAATAATCGAAACACTTGCTGCTCGTGTCGCCGGTTCTTGAACCAGTCTGAGACAGCTAGTAGTGCTTTGTCCTGTTGTGGTGACCATCCCATGATGCTCTCCTTCTGTGAGAAAGGCCAGCCCTCCTAGGGGAGCGGAGGACTGGCCCAGGGTCTAGGCTGCTGGGTGCGGCGTAAGCGGCCTAGAACGGTACGTCGTCGTCACCACCAGCACCACCCTTACCGCCACCACCGTCACCAGTGTTGCCGGCAGCGTCCTGCTGCTCGTAGTTGACCACGGCTTCTCCAGAAAGGACCATCTCGCGGAAGCCCATAGCGTCGGACAGCATTTCAGCGTCCTTGGTGGGATCCAGCATCGAGACTTTCCAGTTGTCCTTGAACGGGCCGATGTGGCTCGTGTAGTAGGACTGACCTTCAGAGTTCTTCTCCTTGGTGGAAGAGAACAGCATCCGGTGGGCGAACTTCGGCGGACGACCCTTGATCATATCGACCGATGTGTTGAAGTTCTTGAGGGACTTGATCTTGGTTGAAGAGAAAGGCACAACAGCGAAGCCGACGATCTCGGTTCCCTTGTCGTTCAAGATGTTGCCATACATGTAGTATGTCTCAATCAGGTCGTTGCCGTTCTTGGGGTTCTTCAACTTGCCGTAAGGAGACCCACCATTGGCGGTCAGTGCTTCCTTGTAGACTTCAGAGCTCAGTTCGTGGACAGCGACAAAGCCCTTGCCACCACCACCACCTTCGCCCCTGGGTTTCCATTCGACCACCTTGTGCAATTGAGCGCACGGCTGGAAGACGAAGGTTTCATAGAGTTCGTCGGTAACTGAGTTGTGGTACATACCGGCCTTCGCCCCATCAGGCTGATTATCCTCGACTTGAGGAGAACCGGACTGCAGAAGATTGAGGAAGGGAATGGCATAATCGGAGGAACTCGTATCTTCAGAGCCAACTCCTTGATATTCACCCCAAGCATTTGCTGGAGCTACGTCAGTCGCTTCTTTCGTCGCGACCTGCTTTTTGGCGGTGCCCATAAGTGACATCCTTTTCTATGTTGAGGGGAGTAGTTTTAGGTCTCTCCGCTCTACAGACCTGACTTGCGTCTATGGCTTTCCAGCCAATAAGTGGAGTATAGCCCAGGGGAAGCCAGGGCCAACTCATAATTAACCGCAGATGAGTTCCAGGGATATCTCGTTGAGGCCCTCGGTATCCTGCACACCATCTGTTGTCGACTGGATGCCGTCGCGGCAGGGGTGTGTGAGCACCATCTTCACGTCGCCATCCCATGTTGTTACTTTGAGATCTCCCCACTTCCCTTGTGCTTCCTGGAGAACTCGAATCAGGTTTGACATTCTCATTACTCAACAATCCTTTCATCGAGGTCCGGGAAGCGAACCTGCATCCACCGGCGACCTTCCCGCGTTAACCCATAGCCAGCGCCTCCAGGCTCACCGTCCTCGGTCCAGCAGCCTTTATGGTACTCTGTGATGCCCTTGCGAGCCATAGCACGGACCACGCGCCTGATCTTCGGCCTCGGTACGCCTGAACGACGTGCGATGGTATTGAATGGCAAGACGTCAAAGTCCATATCCGTGCGGGTCCAGGCCCTGAGCACTTCCATCTCCAGGTCTGTGACCGTAAACCGATCATAGAACTTGGCACATGGTTCAGCCAGCTTCGGGTTCTCCGCATGGACCGGGTCCGGCTCCATACACTCATCACAGATGAAGTCGTACTGCGATGAGTCGGAATAGCGCATTCTGTGGGTAGGATGTGGCTTCATTTTTTCATCGAGATCTTGGAGATCTTGCGGCGGAATACACCGAACAGATCAAGTGGGATCTCTTCTCCGTTGGACAGTTTCGTGTTCACCCATGACTTCAGCGTCGGCGGCTCGACCTTTTTCTTGATCACCGCGTTGACCGGCTTCTTCCTCTGGCCGAGGTCGCGAGCGAACTTGTTGGCCCACGCTTCCTCGTCGCGGTTGAACTTGATCTCGAAGCTGCGCTTCACCATACCGGACTCACCGTGCTCGTCGAGCCAGTCAAATGCCTTGTCGGAGAACTTCTTGGGGATGCTGGCATGGATGCTCTCGGTCAGGTCCACCGTCAACCCAGAAGGGGTGGTCATAGACTCAACACCGAGTTCAACCATGAGCTCAGGCAGGGTGTTCTCCTGGATAACCTTCAGGGCGTCCTGCTTCTCCTTGAGCGCGGCCTGCATCTTGGCTATTTCCACCTCCATGCTGTGCTGCTCTTCGATCGTCTCGTGAAGCATGGCCATGGAGTTATGCCCCTGGGCTGGCTTCTTCCGGAATTTCTCAAACTCGTCTGCCATAGTGTTCTCCTCTAGATCCACTCTTTCAATTTATCACCAGTGATAGCTGATGCAATATCAACCTTGTTGCGTAGGTTGTCGACGAAACGCTGATCAACCAACGGCGCATTGTTGAACGGGTTCAGTGCTATGTAGTCGCGATACAGCACTGTGTCTTTTTGACCAGCCCGGTGGGGCCGATCCTCTGTCTGAAGACGGTCAAGCAGCCGGAAGCTGTTGGTGTAATAGTCGACCGTCTTGGCGTTGATGAAGGTGAGTCCCTCACGGCCCTTCTTTGGAGAGCCGACGAACCACTGGACCTTGCTTGCCTTGAACTCCTGCCGGTTGTGCTCGGCCTCTTCCTTGGATATGGTGCCGTCATAGCGGACAGCGGTGTAGCCTTCTTTCTCCAACCGAGCCATGATCTGGTCGGTATCCTCGGTGAAGTTGGACCAGACCATACCACAGTCGCTCTGGCCCTCTATGTTCTCTATGAACGCCTCGAGCCTGGGGTTTTCCTTGAGCGGATACAGTCGCTGATCCTCGGTTTCCAGATCCATGATGGGGATATACCCAGAGAGAAGCTGCTGGAAGCGCAGGAGAAGTACCAGCTTGATCTTCGCTACCGCTGCCTCGCTCTGGGTAAGCTGGACATACATGAACTCTGCCAACTCCTCATAGAGCTTCATCTGCTCTTTGCTGGCATGGAAGTAACGCTTGGTGTAGATCTTCGGCGGCAGGTCGAGGACATCTTCCTTGAGGACGCGGTCCGTCTTCCTGGCGACCATATCCTTGAGCAGTTCCAGGTTCTTATACTCGATCAGCTTGCGGAATTGGACCTCTTTGCCGTTCTGCTTGACGACACAGTCCTCGAACGTGCCAAACATAGTCTTGAATGACTCAAAGTTTCGGCAACCGATCTCGTCCCAGAACTTCTCATCCAGGTATTTCATCTGAGAGAATATGTCGAACGGGCCGACGGATATCGGTGTGCCGGTCAGGATACGCTTCATCTTCGGATAGCGTCCCGAGGCGACAATGGACTTGGTCCGCTTGGCCTTCGGCGTCTTGACATAGTGCGACTCATCGAGGACAGCCATGATGTCCCGGTTCTTCATGAAGTTCCAGGCACCCTTCTTCCCCTTGAGCGTCATGAAGTTGTCGTATGTGAAGACGAGGATGGGGAAGCCTTCAAACTCGAGGTTTCGCTGGACTAGCTTCTGGAACTTTTGGGTACTGGCCTTGAAGCTGTCCCACACCAGAGTAGTGGAGCAACCTCGCACTCGATCTGGTAGGTGGGTGGGGATTTCATCGGTCACCCAATTGAGATTAACGCCACCGGGAGCTACGATCATGAGCCCATTGATGCGGCCCTCAAGATAATTGTAGGCCGCCTGGTCGATGATCTCTTTGGTCTTCCCGGTGCCCTGCTCCCACAGGTGACCCCACACTGGCTCGTCCTTATATTTATGGAAGCGAGTAAGCTGGTGCTCGAATGGCTCTGTCTTAAACTGGTACATGCTTAAACTATGTGCCCAAGGAATATTAGTGTAACTCACTTATTGCTGCTCGATGTAAGAACAATGGTTTAGCCCAAAAGGGGTGCTGTTGGCTCCGACCTGCCGACTAGAACACAAGTCTCCATCGTGATCGACAGGCTGTTTTTACTGCAAGAACAGGGTCTATTACTCTCTTTTACTCTATTCACTTCAATATATTAAGTTGCTAGGGTTTTTGTTAAAAGGCTCCCCTCGCTCCCCTGGGTTTTATGGACCGAACTCCACTAAAAACGGGGTAGCAAGTATGTAAGATCGTGAGCGGTGTTGTTCTTGCAGGGTAAACAGCCTGTCGATTACGACTGAGACTTGTAGTTAAGAAAACATGGCGGTGAGTACAGAAGAGTTTGTTGAGAATTAGACCCTCCAACGGGTGTCTCTCATAAAGAACAAAGTGCGCTTTCCATTGGGGTAGATGAGGCCGTGTGCTCTGGCCCAGGAAGAGGGGCCGGTGTTGTAGCCTTGGTCTAATGCCCCGGTTACACCGACGCACATCACGCCTCCGATGAGCGCTGGTGAGTGTTTGTCGCCCATGTTAACCTTAACGCCGAGTTGGTCCATGCCTTCAGGAGTGGCTTTGGTCCCGTTGTTTCCCTCGTCGCCGTGCATGCCACACTCGATCCCTTTGACCATGAAGCTCTCATCTTGCCAGAGGAACTTGGCTTCGGCAGGCGCATCGTACTTGGCCAGTGCCTCCTGGAGCACATGGAATGGTTCGGACTTCGTGATTGCCTTGACAACCCCAAGCTCGAGTTCCAGGAAGATCTCGGCATTGACCGGGTCTTCCCGGTGCTTGGCTTTCTGAAGCCACTTTGTGAGTGCCCGGTCGTGGTTAGAGTTGACAACGACCGACTGGCACCAGGGTCTGGTCGAGAAGCGGAGGAACTCGGCTGCATTCGATAGTTCCCTGGCGACGCTTTCTCCTCCATTAACCCAGAGGGCGAAGCGGCGGTGGAAGTTGAACTCGTCATGGTGGTTGCGCGACCGGAAGTCGAGCAGGTCGTGGAAGAACTGGTACTTGGGCCGGAGGACATCGAGGATACCACCCTCGCCCCAACAGGCGTTCTTAATAATGAGCTCGAGTTGGTATTCGTGAATGTCGCCCCAACAGATGCCCTCTATAGGATTACCAGTGGTCACCTCGCCATCGGCAGCGATCACGTCGAAGTCTTGGATCCTCCAGGATTTGTCGGCGTTGAGTTGTCGCACGAACCAGGTGCCGTCTTCGTCAACCTCAACTATAAGGCCGCCATAGACATGGTCAAACTCAGCACGGAACCCGGCGAACTTCTGGATATAGTTCATTTTGGTGAGAGTGCCAGTGGTGTAAATCTCTTTGGTCGCTACCAGTTTCGGAGTTGGGACCGTGGACATAGCCTGCTTGGCATGAGGAAACAGGCCGCTGTTCTGGCCCCCGAACTTTTTGAGTTGTCTGAGAGGGGACACTGCGGTTGGACTGATGTTAGCCTCGCCGTACCATATGAGACCAGGCGCAAGCTCAACTCGTTCATCAACTATATACGGGAGCACAGAAGCGTCATACCACAACTCTTCAGCGTGGTCTTCAGTGTGCCATTTGACGGACATGGGACCATAGGCATTTTTGTTGTAGGTATAGGTCGCGAGGAGGATCTCGGCACCATAATGTTCGGCCAGCGCCTTAATGTTGTCGAGGAGTTTGGGCGGCACCTCGGTGTTGTTCTGCACAGAACTGACTATATACCGACGAACCCCCGCCTTTTTGATCTTGCGTGTGGCAGTCCCTTTAACCTTGCCCCCGACGGAAGGTTTATCATACTCGCTTGTCGGGTTCTTCCTGAGATGATAGCGGACGGCATGTCGTTCAATACCGAGTTCTCGTGAGGTCGCAGAGATATTACGGCCCAGCCGGATATATGTGTCAATGACCTGCTGGGTGGTGACTTTTGCATCTTTACTGGCCATTGTGTGGACCTTCCTTTCTCAATATACCTGAATAGATAGTTGTTTGGCTGGCCCATAAGCTATGGCACCTATGCCAGAACTTAATGAGATATTGAAAGCGCCCTGTGGAGAAATATGGCGCGTCAACCTGTATCCAGTCAGTCCGGTTGAGGCCAAGCGGACGTTGCACGGAAAGGGGATTGGTCTCTTTGTTCAGGAACTTTGAGGGTATGAGTTTCAATTCATCTAGATTGCCAGCTTCGAAGACAGCGAAGCGTTCTAGTTTGCAGCTTCGTCCCTTGTAATACTGGAGACGTATCTCGGTACAATTATCACAACTGCCTGGGCGGTCATCAAAGATAACGGCAGCTGTTACAACCTTGAGGTTCTCTCCCTCTAGGCGAGACAATGAATCCTGCTTGAAAATAATGGCTCCAACGGCGAAGACCCAGGAGGTGAGGACGACCACTATGACTACGAAGACAATATAGATGAGGGAGGCCGTCAACCGGATTTGACCTGGGGTGGTGGTGTGATATTTATCCATTTGGCTTCAACCAATCTGCTATGACTTCGCGCAGCCCTTCCCCGAAGACGAAGATCATCCAAGTGAAAATAAGCAAGGCAATCGCAGGGACACCCTTGTAGATAGTTTGCCGGATTGCCGTTGCAGCTTCCTGAGACGCCAGCCTGATCTTACGAGAATGCTGCTGGTCAAGCCGGAACTCCTCGATGGCGTCCGGGTTATTGACGTCAAGGCCAAGGAACTTGAAGTTCTTCTGAAGGGCACGATCCACAGCCGTCTCGATTAGATCGTTCATCTCGGCTCGGGAGATGAATTGTTTTTCTGTCATTACCTACGCCACATCTTTGCTGCGCCAGTGACAGCGCCCACAGCACCCCCGGCCCCAATGAATGTCATCAATATCTTGAACCCTGCGTCTTCAAACCTCTTTGGGGCGGCGTCGACCGTGTACCAGTCCACCCCGAGGATGGAGTCAAGGTAGACCATACCACTGTACACAGCGGGAGGGGCAACGATGAGGTAGATGAGGACCACGTAGGACTTGCTCCCCCAGAGAGCTACACGCTCGGCGGAGGCTATCCTCTTAGCAGCGGTCTCGGCTTCGAGTGCAGTGAGCATCGCTCCGGTAAACATACCGATGCGCTGTGTCTCTTGGTAGTCCTTGGCCTGAAAGTGTTTAAGAATAGGCTCCAGGAAGGTCAGCCCCAAAGTCGAGATCACCTTCACTATAGCCGAAGCTCCTAGGCTCGCTAAAAACGCCAACATCGCCGTTCTCCAATTTTCTCTTTCGATACATATTGTATCCGGTAATGATCACGCCAACTGCCGTGATTATGATGAAAAGGTATAGTAAATAATCACTATAAGGGGTGAGAGGCTCGAACTTCTCAGCAACATCCTTCAGCACAACAGAGATACCACCGCCCCCGGTCCCCGCGCCAGCAGTACCTGTCCCGAGTTCGATGTTCTGGTCTGCCTTGCGGATGGCTTTCTCGGTGATAGCTTTTTCCAGAGCCTTGCCGGTCATCATGCCATAGATGCCGTCCTCGACCAAACCATGGTCGGCCTGGAATGCCTTGAGGGCCTTGATCGTATTCGGGCCGCGCATGCCATCGACCCTGCCCCGGTAGTAACCGAGGGTCTGCAACTGCTCCTGATACTCGACAACGAGTGCTCTGCCCCGGACATTTGCAGAGGCTCCACCCTTCCACCGAGTATATGCCTGGGCCATCTTGATATCGTACTTGTTGACCTTGTAGGACTTGCCATTGTACTGCCGAGCGAAGCTCGCCCAGTTATGGGTATTGAGCTCGTCGGTCAGCTTGAAGTGCTTGATGAAACGCAGCATGATGTCAACCTGATTGGCAACACTCTTCGAGGCGTATGCGAACATTTCCTTGGCGGACGAGAAGCCCAGGCGGGTGGCGTGTTCCCCCATGACCTGACCGAGGCCGATCGAAATCGAGGCATAGGCGGCTTCGTCGTGGATCTGGGCGGCCTTGGCCAACATGGTGTAGCGACCAGCGTAGGAGTTCGGGTTCTTCACCACACCCCATCGTTTGGCGGCCAG